GAAGGTTTATCTGAAGAGGAGAAGGAATATTCTAATGCAATAGCAAGAAACATTTTAGGGATATCTACAAATCCAGCTACATATGGCGCTCCTCTTGACAGCCCTGAAGCGGCTAATTACGGATTTGGACTAGGTAGTAATTTGTCTTCTATTAGCCCGAATTTAGCAAAATACGCATCACCTTTCTTAAACCCGTCAACAGGACAAGCTCAATTTGACCAAGGGTTTTTTGACTTTTCAGGCATTGAGGGAGCAAAGAAGGCTAACGAGTTAGGATTTGGACCACAACTAGCACAATTAGGATTGGCTCAGGCGATACCGGGCTACACGAAAAATATAAACTTTCCTGCCATTATGGGTCAGCATCTATCTCCAGTTGCTTACGGAACTAAACAGCAACAACAAGCAGTGCTAAAGAGTATGTATGACGATAAAGAGATTAGCCTACAGGATGCGATAAAATATGGCGCTTTGGTCAACCATATGAACCCGAATTTAGGAACTTTAAATGTTAATCCAGATAATTTAAATATTAAGAGTTATACTGAAGCTGTGCTTGCTGGGCTACCTGGAATGTCAACTAATGTAACTTTTGGCGCTGGCTCTGGCTATACAAGTTCTGGTGTTGCTCCTACGGGAACACTAGAAGCAGGTATTCCTCCTGGTAACTTTACTGTAGGCCCAAATACCACATTTGATCCAACCCATATAGGTTATGATAATGTTCCTTATAATCAGCCGGTTGGACCTTTTGGTATAAAAGCCTATGATGACAATTTGTTTGATAATACGCCTATGACAATCAACGTAAATCAAGACCTACAGGAAGCTTTAGGCCCTGGATTCTCATTTGAATCTTTCAACACTAATGTTGATCCATACGGACAGTTTTCCGGTGAAAACGTTGTTCCTCTTAACGCTCCTAAATCTCCATTTGGGATGTTTCTCTCAATGCCTCCTCCAATGACAGGACCAGTTATAGAAATGATTGATCCGGTAAATACAACTCCTACTGTAAGCCCATTGGGTGGCGCACTACTAGATCATTTTGGAATAGATCAGAAACACGAAACTCCACAAGAAGATATTGACGCTCTAATGGATGATGTTTTAGGATTAGATTTATCCCAGATGGACCAAGACGTATTAGGACTTGATAGAGCAATGGTAAGCACTGACTTTGATCCGTGGGGTGGTTCAGTTATATCAAGCATATCCCATAGTGATACTGAACGTGAATACGCAGAAAGAGCAGCAGCAGAAAGAGCATTATACAGTCAGATTGTTCAACAGCTTGCTCCTGTAGAACCACTAAATCCACCAGATAGAGTAAGACCAGCAGCAACACCAGCAGCAACACCAGCAGCAAGACCAGCAGCAAGACCAGTAGTAAGGCCAGCAGCAAGACCAGTAGTAAGGCCAGCGGGAAGACAAGCAGCAAATGCTCCAGCACCAGTCAGGCATGATCCGATTGCTAATTTAGTTAGAACCGTATTGTCTCCAAAAATAAATCAGGTAAAGCCTGAAACTGTAAAAGCCATAAAAAAAGGAAAGAAACCTGATTACACTATGATGACAGATTATCAACAGGACTTAGTAAGAGAACTTCTAAATCCCCAAGATAGCTCTCACCGCGCACCTAAGCCTACATACGCAAGGATGGATGATAGGTAAATGACTGAGAAACAAGACAGATTCATAGAAACATACGTCTTAACAGGCAACGCAACCAAGGCTGCGGTGGCTGCTGGCTATTCTGAAAAGACTGCTAAAGTAAAAGGCTCTCAACTAAAGGCTCAGTTCCAAAATGAAATACACAAAGAGACTCAAAGAATCATTGCTGACAAAGTACCGTCAAGCATTAAATGGCTTACGGAACTTGCGGAAGGAGCGGAGTCTGAGTCTGTTAGACTTGGAGCCATCAAAGATATACTTGACCGGGCTGGATTAAAACCTGTGGATAAGATAGAGACTACGAATATAGACCAGATGAGCGCAGAGGATATAGAGAAGGAGTTAGCTGCTCTTGGATACAAGCACTAGAGCCTTAGAGTTGGTACGTTCTCTGAGAGAGCGTGAGAGGTTCAACAAGATCGATCAGTACGATCCCTACCCTTACCAGCGCAAGTTCCATAAAACCGGCTCAGAGGCAAACCAGAGGCTCCTGATGGCTGCTAACCGGATAGGCAAGTCCTTTTCCGGTGCATCCGAGATGAGCTACCACCTTACAGGACTATATCCTGATTGGTGGGAAGGAAGAAGGTTCACACAGCCTATCACAGCATGGGCTGGCGGTGTCTCAAATGAGACAACCAGAGACATTGTTCAGTATGAATTACTGGGTTCCCCAGATGATCCTGCGGCATTTGGATCGGGCACTATTCCTAGAAACAAAATAATAAAGACGGAACGTAAACCGGGAGTACCAAACGCCAAAAGTGTTGCACTTATCCAACACGTTACGGGCGGGAACTCATCTTTATTCTTTAAAGCCTACGAGATGGGCGTAGATAAGTGGCAAGGACGCAGTGTAGATTGCATATGGCTGGATGAAGAACCCAGTAGAGAACTGTATAGTCAGGCTGTGACACGAACATTAGACCGTAAAGGTATGGTTTATATGACGTTTACACCTGAATCTGGTATGACTGAGACTGTTGCCAGCTTTATGAACAACCTACAGTCAGGACAATCTCTTACAAATGCTACCTGGGATGACGCATCTGAGTCTATTAACTCCATGAATGGAGAAAAAGGACACCTGAATGAGGATGTAATGACCCAGATTCTCTCCAGTTACTCCCCACATGAGAGAGAAATGAGGCGATATGGCAGGCCCAGCATTGGTTCTGGCCTTGTTTTCCCAATACAGGAAGACAAAATAATGATTGATCCCATAATAATTGAGGATCACTGGGCAAAAATAGCAGGAATCGACTTCGGATGGGACCATCCTACGGCTGTAGTGTGGGCAGCGTGGGATAAAGACAACGATGAGATATATATCTACGATTGTTATAGGCAATCTAAAGCATCTCCATCCTCTCATGCAGAAGTTATAAGGAGAAGGACAGATTTTGTACCAATAGCCTACCCACATGACGGTAATAGGCGTGACAGTATGGGTAATCCAGGCTTGGCTGACCAATATAGGAACTTAGGCTGTAATATGTTGCTTGAACACTTCTCCAATCCACCCGCATTAGGGCAGAATAAGGGAGGAAACTCTGTAGAAGAAGGCTTAATGGATATGATACAGTATATGGAGCAAGGAAGGTTCCATGTATTCAGCACTCTTGGAGACTGGTTTGAAGAGTTCAGGATGTATCATCGAAAAGACTCTAAGGTTGTAGCCTTTAAAGACGATCTAATGAGCGCAACAAGGTATGCAGTATTATCAAGAAGATTCGCTGTATCTGGTGGCGACACATCATGGACTAACGAGATAGAATACAAACACTATGGCATCATCTAAAATAACAGACGAAGAGTTACTAACCAGGGTTCAGTCAGAGATATCTGACTCTCTGGGGTATAGTGATACAATCTCCAAGCAGAGAGAAACTGCTATGGACTATTACTATGGACTTCCATTCGGTAATGAGGTTGAAGGTAGAAGTCAGTATGTTGACTCCTCTGTTATGGATACTATTGAGTGGATCAAGCCATCCCTTATGCGTGTATTCGCATCCGGTGATGAGATGGTTACATTTGAACCGCATGGCCCAGAAGACGTAGAGACTGCTGCACAGGCAACAGACTACGTTAACCACATCTTTACCAAAGATAACAACGGTTGGGAGATTCTGTACACATGGTTTACTGACGCTCTTCTTCAAAAGAATGGTATCGTTAAAGTCTGGTGGGATGAGTACGAAGACTGGAACCGTGAAGAATATAACAATCTAGACGAGCAAGAGTTTGATCTTCTTGTCATGTCTCCTGACGTTGAGATCGTAGAACATACTCCTTACATGGATGATTACGGCGCAAAGCATGATGTTGTTATTAAACGTAAGTCCTATACAGGTAGAGTAAAGATAGAGAATATTACTCCTGATGAATTCCTTATCAGTAGAGAAGCTAAAACAATACAGGAGGCTAGGTTTACCTGCCATCGTGTAATGAAGACTCTATCAGAGTTACGTCTTATGTATCCTGACGAAGACCTCGAAGCAGAGGACTTGGGCGGTGGTGATGACATGGACGCCTTCTCTGCGGAGCGTCTTAGCCGTTATCAGTTTGATAAGTCTGCCGATTACTTTGGTGGCTGGGGAAGTATGGAAGAAGAGGATGCTCTAAGAACCTACTGGTTGCATGAGTCTTTCCT